TTCGGGTCGCCGCCGCACGGGCGCTTCGTTCGCTGAACGCATCAGCAAATTAGGGAAACACTGCAATGCCAAGTGCCGAGGAAATCCTCAAGGCGCGCGATGAAGGCGTGCCTGCCACTGAAGAAACGCCGCGGATTCCGGTCGACTATCCGGAAGAGAAGCCACCGTCCGAACGCGATGAATCCTCACCGCGTCGGGAACCCGGCGAGCCAACTCCGCAGCGCGAACCAAGCGACGAGGATGACGACGATCGCGGCCCGGTGCCCTATCAGGCGCTGAAGGCGGAACGGCAGAAGGCGAAGCGATACACCGAGGAGGTCACCGACCTTCGCCGGCAGCTCGCGGACCTGACGCAAGCCGTGCTTCAGCAACGCCAGGCGCCACCGCCACAACAGCAACCGCAAGCACCGCCGGAATTCGACTGGGACAATCCCCTCGGAACGGTGGACCAGCGGTTGGAATCGCGCATGGCGCAGGAACGGGCGGCGATCGCCTCCGAGTTCCAGCGGCAGCGCGAGGCCATGCAAAGCCAATTCGCGATGACTCGCCACGGCGAGGATGTCGTGAAGGCGGCTTATCAGGCGTTGTCGGCGGCGCGGGAAACCGATCCACAATGGGCGTCTGAGTACCAGCGCATCATGCGGTCGCCTGACCAGTATGAAGCGATGGTGCAATGGCACAAGCAAAAGACGGTATTGCAGGAAGTCGGCTCCGATCCTGATGCCTACAAGGCCAAGATCCGCGCCGAATATCTCGAAGAACTCCGGACGGGACGAGTGACGGACGAGCCGCGGGAGGAACCGCGCGCGCGACCGGCCGCCGTCATGCCGTCCAATTTGAGCGGCGCCCGCAGCGTCAGCTCCCGAAACGGCGCGGCCTGGTCAGGGCCGTCGTCAATCAAGGACATCCTTTCTAACCGGTAGGTCAGGAAGGCTTTTTGTATAGGGGCCAATCATGGCCGATACACTTGCAGCCACGGGCCTACGGGTTCAGCGCTGGGAAGATAAGTTTTTTACGGAGTATCTCACCGAAAATCGTTACTCCGAAAGCATGGGCTCCGATGAAAACTCGGTGATCCAGGTCAAGGAAGTGCTTGGCAAGGGCAAGGGCGATTCGACGACCATCGCGCTTGTCAACCGTCTGACAAACACTGCCATTCTCGGCAGCAACATGTTGGAAGGCTTCGAGGAGGACATGTCCTCCCGCAGCCAGCGGATCTACATCGACAAGCGGCGCAATGCCGTTCGCATTGCCGAAATGGAGGAGATCAAGTCCGCGATCGATCTTCGCGACGCCGGCAGGGCCACGTTGAAAGACTGGGCCATGAAGGACACGGAGACGATGATTACGGACGCGCTCCAATCGATCGACGGCGTCGCGTTTGCGTCAGCGGCGGCGGGCGCCCGCAACACTTGGAACACATCAAACTATGACCGTGTGCTCTACGGCGCGGCGCGCTCCAACAACGGCGCCACGGCGGGCTCGGTGACGCACGCCAACGCGCTGATTACGATCGACAACACGGCCGACAAACTGACGCCGCAAGCGCTGTCGCTCATGAAGGAAATGGCCGTCCTGGCCGATCCGAAAATCACCCCGATCCGGGTCGAGAAGACGAAGGGCCGGCGCTATTACGTCGTTTATGCCAATAGCCGGGCGTTCCGTGACCTCAAGACGAATGCGACGATCACGCAAGCCCAGCGTGAAGTGAGTCTTGAAGTCGAGAACAATCGCCTTTTTGAAGGGGGCGACATTCTCTGGGACGGCATGATTGTCAAAGAAGTGCCAGGTATTGGCTTCACGACGAATGGTACAATCGAAACGGCTCCCGTGTATCTGTGCGGTGCGCAGGCGGTTGCTCTCGTATATGGCAAGCGTTGGCACACGATTACCAAAACCTTCGATTACGGTGACAAGTACGGCATCGCGATCGAGGGCATTATGGGCGTGCGAAAGATCCAGTTTGGCACGGGCGCCAATGATCTGGACGTGCTTAAAGACAATGGAGTCGTGACTGGGTGGTTCGCCGCGGTGGCTTCTGCTTAATAATACCTTACCGGGCTCTTTCGAGAGCCCGGTACATCTGGACGCAACATGGTCAAATACCGCTTCATCGACGACGAGCCCGAGGAGAAACCCGTGGCACGATTCAGATATTCAAAAACCGATCAGTTCGGAAACAAGGAAAAGGTCACCTTCTACGGGCACAGTTTCGAGGACGGCGAAGTGACCGAGGTCGCGGACGAATATGCCGCCAACAAACTACGCACCGTCTGGAAAGAGGCGTTTCAGGAAGTCGAAGGCGACGACGACGAGGAGAACGGGTCCCCGAAAAAGCGCGGGCGCCCGAGGAAGACCGACGAGGAACGCGAGGCTGAAAAGGCGGAACGCGAGGCCGACAAGGCGCAGCGCGACGCTGAAAAGGCCCGCCGCGAGCAAGAGCGCGAGGACGCCAAAGCGCAACGCGAGGCCGAGAAGGAAGGCGCCCAGCCCAAGACGTCCGAGGAGGATTTTAACGAAGGGGAGCCTTTCTAATGGCAGTCCTGACATCTGACCAGGCGCTCTCATCCTATCCGATCGCCAAGCCCGCCATGGGCGGCGTGATCTGCTGTTCGATCGGTACGCTTGCCATTTCCGCCAATCCGGCGCCGGGCGACATCTGGCGCATGGTGCGCATTCCGGCCGGCGTCACTGTGGTCGGCGGCATGATTTATTCAGGCGATCTCGACACCAACGCTGCCGAGCTTCTGGACATCGATTTCGGCTGGGAGGCAAACGGCGTCGATGCCGCCGATCCGGACGGGCTCGGCAACCTCGGCGTCATGGCGACCGACACCGTGGCCGGCCTCAAGGCCGAAAACGGCTACCAGTTCCCGCTCGGCGGCGTCTTGATCACCAACGGCTTCAAGTCGTTCGACAAGGAAACCATCTTGGGCTTCACGGTCGTCGCTGCCGCCGCGACGTTTGCCGCCGGCACGATCGCGGTCCGGGTCGATTACCGAAACAAGGATTGGTAATGCCGCGCACGTCCATCAACCTCATCACGGCGGCGCTCGAACGCCTGCAACGGGTTGGCGCCGGGCAAGATCCCAGCGCCGAGGACGCGCAGCTCCTGCGCGATCACCTCGGGCCGTTGCTAGAGGAATTGGCGCAGCAAGAGGTGATCTTTGTGGCCGATGTCGAGGCTATCCCCGACATCATTTTCTTACCCCTGGCCAACCGGCTAGCAGCGGACGTCTCGGCGGACTTTGGCCTCGGCGCGGTCGAACCGGCGATCATCAACAGCCTCAACAACCGGTTGCGGGCGACCTGGGTGACCAAGCCGCTCTACATGACACAACGCAGTTTGTACTACTGAGGCCCGGATGCCTTCACCGATCGAGTTCCCGACCTCATCGCTCCCGGACCAGTACGACGGCCACGTTGCCGAAGGGCAAGGCCGCTTGCTCAACGTCTTCGTCGAGCAGGAAAAGGAACAAGCGATCTGGCGGCGCATTCCGGGCACACGCTATTTTGCCGACGTCGGCGTGCGTCATCCGCGCGGGTTTATCGAGGTCGACGGGTTCGTCTATGGCGCTTACGACGGCGTGGTAAAGCGCATTGGCTCGGATCGCAGCGTCACGACATTGGCGGGGGCGCTGGTTGGCGTCGATCGCGTCACCTGGGCCAAGAACAACGATCTGGCGGCGCCGCCGCGCGATGTCGTGGTGGTGAGCGAGACGGGCGCCTACATCGTGACGCCGACGGCGGTCGCCCCCTATCCCGACCCGGTCCTGCCCTCGACGCCAACCTCGGTCTGTCACCTCGACGGCTATTTCCTCTTCACCTACGGCAACGGTCGCATTTACGCCTCGGATCTCAACTCGACCGCGGTTGACGCGCTCTCGTTCACGACCGCGGAATCGAACCCGGACGGGCTTTACCGCGGCGTGGTGGCCGGGCGACAGCTCTTTGCTATGGGGCAAGCCTCGATCGAAGTTTATCAGAACGTCGGGGCAAGCCCCTTTCCGCTCTCCCGTTCCGCGGTCATTCCGGTCGGACTGCTCGGGACGTTTGCGGTGGCCGGCGGCAATGAGACGGATGGCTGGGACGGGATGCCGCTGTTCGTTGCCTCAGACGGCACCGTGCGGCAATTCTCGGGCTACGATCCGCGCATTGTCTCAACGCGGGCGGTTGAGCGCTTTATCGCAGCCCAGCCCAACCCGGCCGATCTGACGGCTTATGTCTACACGTTCCTTGGCCATTCCATCTGGGGGATCAAAGGCAACGGCGCCACGCGCGCGGAACGCTGCTGGGAGTACAACACCTCCTCGGGGCAATGGCACGAACGGCAATCGCAGGGCGAGTTTACCTGGCGCGGTCATCGCACCATCCGGGCGTTTGGCCAGTGGCTGGTCGGCGATGCCGTGACGACGGAATTGCGGGTCATCGACGCGACCGCTTATGGCGAGCATCACGATCAAATTCCGTGCCGGATCGAGTCCAAGGTGATGAAGAATTTCCCGGAGCGGCTGGCCGTCTCGCGGGCGGATTTTCTGTTCGCGCAGGGCATTGGGTCGGCTGACGGGCTCGATCCGATCCAGACCGATCCGGTGGTCGAAATCTCGTGGTCCGACAACGGCGGCGGGACTTGGTCGCGGCCGCTGCGGCGCACGCTCGGCCGACAGGGCGAATTCGGCTGGGATGTGCGGGTGAACCGTACCGGCATGACCACAAAGACCGGGCGGCGCTGGCGCATCGACGTTGCTGATCCGGTGCCGTTCGTGTTCTTTGGCGCCACCATGGACGTCGAGCCGCGGGCGAGCTGATGGCGATCAAACCGCCGCCAATGCCGGAATTCGACGTGCCAATCACTGACCCGCCGAGCGGACGGCTCACAGCGGTGTGGTGGGAATGGCTGCAACGGTTTCTGCGCTGGGGCGACGAATCGAACCTCAGCGACGGCGACAAGGGCGACATCGTCGTCAGCGATGACGGTTCAACGATCGTCCTCGATCCGACCGTCGTGACGCCGGCCGCCAAGACGGTGCTCGACGATCCGACCACAGCCGCCATGCGGACGACGCTTGGGGCTGAACCGGTCATCACGGCCGGCACCACGGCGCAATACTGGCGCGGCGACAAGTCGTGGCAGACGCTGCCGGCGTCGGGGATCGATCAGACGACGGCCGATGGGCGCTACGTCAATGTCACCGGCGACACCATGTCGGGCGACCTCGTCCTCGACAAAGCGAGCGCCGGCAACGTGCGCTTTCAAAAGTTTGCGCTCGCCGGCAACGCGGCTTGGGGCTGGCAGTACTACTCGGACGGCAACCTCTACCTGTCGCGCTTCAACTCGGCGACCGGCGCGGCGATCGACAACCCGCTTACGATCAACGGGACAACTGGGGCGGTTCGCACGTCGGGTGATTTCACGGCGGGCGGCAGTGTCTTTGCGGTGGGAGATACGGCTTTCGGGATCTGGACGTCGAGTGGCAATCGCCATTTCGCCTTCTACGGCACGACGAGTTTCTATTGCGACACCTCTGCCAACATCAACGTTTACCAGCTTGCAGCCCAAACCGCGTATTGGCGGGCGAGTGACAAGGGGTACATCAATCTCGGCCCGGCCTACAAACCGGGCGGCGGATCATGGCAGGACTCATCCGACGCGCGCATCAAGAGCATCGTTGAGGACTATACGGCCGGGCTCGCCGAGGTGCTGCAATTGCAGCCGCGGCGGTACACCTTCCTCGGCAACGACACGCCAACCGATCCGGAAGCCGACCGCTCGACGGTGCCGCCGTTCAAGGGTTCGCCGCACTTCGAAGCGGCCACCAACGGAACGGAATACATCGGGCTCGTCGCGCAGGAAGCCGAAATCGCAATGCCTGAAATGGTCCGGGCGGTCGACGGCTGGATTGACGGCGATGAGGTCGACGACCTGCGCGAGTTGGACACGACGCCATTGGTTTATGCACTTGTGAACGCTTGCAAGGAATTGGCGGCCATGAACGAGGCGCTTGAGGCGCGTGTGGCGGCATTGGAAGGAATCGGCTGATCAGAAATGAGCGAACTCGCCGAAGAACCGCTTCGCAGCCGCTTTGTAAGCCTCATGTGCCTCTTCGGCTGTCTCAAATCGGCCGAGCCAAAGTCTCTGATCGGGTAGTTTAATGGTGCTCTGCCAATGGCCTCTTGTGGCGTTCCAGTGCGCACCCTTAAGGCCGCTCATGCCACGCGGACGGGTATTTTGCTGGTTGGTGTTTGGCGTCGAAAGGCGAAGATTTTCTATTCGGTTGTCAATGCGGTCCATGTTTTTGTGATCGATCTGACGGGAACCGGGGTCCTCGCCGGTTACGAGGCACCAAATCAAGCGATGTTCAAGATAGAGAATATCGTCAATCGAAACTTCGCGGTACTTCGCCCCTTTGGGAAGCGAACCAGCGCGCGTTCCTGCGAACCGAATGTCCCAAAATGGAAGCCCGCGGGCTTTCCAAAAGAGAATGCCCGCCAGCGGGTCATAATCGAACATCTCGACTAGTTGGGATTGAGACGGAAGCGGCTTATTCGGCGCTCTTTTCATTCCGGCGACTGTAGCCACTAGGATAGGACGGTCAACATGGGGCTCCTGGATTTGTTCTCCGGCACCGCCGGTAGGAATTCGGCAATTTGGGCGGCCAATCAGACGGCGTCGGGGCTCGGCGATCAGCTCGGCTATCTGTCGGGCAACGCCGACCTGAGCCTGGCGGCGCTCGGGCAGGCTCAGCAACAAGCGCGCAGCGACCTCACCGGCACGACGCAAGGCGCAGCCGGCGCACTGGCCGGCGGCTTTGGCGGCGCGCTCGATGCCTACAACCGCAATCCGGCGGCCATCCAAGGCGCTGGCAATCAGGCCGATCAAGCGTTGATGCGCGGCGGCGATTACGGCGATGCCATGCTCACCTACGGGCTCGGCACGGGCAACGAAGCATTGCGCTCGGCCTACGGCACGGGTGACCAGGCCTTGATGCGTGGCGGCGATTACGGCGATGCGATGCTGACCTATGCGCTCGGGCAAGGCGAAGGCCAGTTGCGGCAGGGCGCCAATGCGGCGGACGCCTATTATCAGCCGCTCGCGGCGGGCGCCGATGCCGGCTATTCGCAATACGGCGATGCGGCGGGCGTCAACGGCACTGAGGGTCAATCCCGCGCCCGGCAGAACTTTCAGACCGGGCCCGGCTACGAGTTCATGGTCAACCAAGGCACCAACGCCGCGGCGCGGGCGGCCAACGCCACCGGCATGGGCGCGTCAGGCAATACCCTCGATGCGGTGACGCGGTTGGGCTCCAATCTCGCCAACCAGGAATGGGGCTCCTACGTCAACCGGCTGTCGCCTTACCTCAACCTGGCGCCGCAGATTGCGGGGCAGCGCGCCGGCATTCAGACCGGGCTGGGGCAGAATCTCGCGCAGCTCGGCCAGAACATCGGCGGGCAACGCGCCAATCTCGCCGGACAGGTCGGGGCGAGCCGGGCAAGCCTCGCCGGCCAACTCGGCAACCAACAGGCCAATCTGGCGAATTCGGTCGGAGCAAACCGCGCAAACCTCGCGGGCCAGATCGGGCAACAGCGGGCCGGGCAATTCCAACATACCGGCGATCAACTGGCGGCCAACAACGCCGCGCAGGCCGGCGCTTTCAACCAATACGGGCGCGATATGGCCGGGCTATCGACCGGCTACGGCAACACATTGTCGTCGCTCGGCACGGGCTACGGGACGAACCAAAGCAACGTTTACAACGCGCTGGGTCAGAACCTGTCGAACGTGACCGGCGCCGCCAATACCGCCACGACCGGCATGGGCCTTGCCGGCTTGCAGGCCGGACAGCAAGCGAGCGCCAACGCTTGGAACGGCGGGATGCAAGTTGCCAACCTGCTCGCCAACCTCGGCGGCAAGGCGATGTCGGCGTTCGCTTAAGGGGGAAATCGATGCCGTACAATTTTGGCCCGCCCCAAATCGACTTCGCGCCGCTTGGGCGGTTGGGCGAAACCTACGATCGCAGCCGCAAGGTCGCCGACGAGGCCGCAATTGCTGCCAAGCGCGAGGAGGCGCTCGCCGCCTTCGGGCAGAACTCCGACCTCGCGGCGCTCGGGCAGACGCTGTTGCGGGCCGGCGACCTTGAGGGCGGGATGCAGGCGCTGCGGCTGCACGCGGCCAACGAAGGAACGCCATTCCAGCGCGCGCGGGCCGCGGCGGAGGATGCACGGGCGACGGAGGCCGATGCTGCCCGGCGACGGCAGGAAGAGGTGGCCGAAAAGCGCTACGAGGAGAGCAAGACCCGCGCCGATCGGCCGACGCGCATCACGGAAGACGCCACCGATCCTGTGACCGGAATGCCGACCAAACGCGAAGGATTGCTGTTTCCCGACGGCACCGTCAAATGGAGGGCACCGGGTGCGCCGGACGTCGGCCCGCAATCGGGCGGCCCGGGCGACGAGAACCTGCCGCCGATCGGCGGCGCGACTGCGGCTGGGCAGATTGGCCAACCGCGGCCTGGATCGACGGCGGAGGTCGGCTACGTCATTCCGGGCACGCTGCAAGGCTTCCCGCACGGGACGGTGCGGGCGCCGTCTCCGGTTCAGACCGCCGACGTGCCGGCGACGGGCGCGACCGAAACCGCAGGGGCGGGGCAGCCCGCCGTTGCGGGACCGATGGCGGCTCCGGTCGAAGCCGGCGCGGTGACGCCGCCGCAGGCTCCAGCCGCTCCGCTCCCGCCGGCCGTTGCGGCGCAAAAGGCCTCGTCGGTGCCGCGCCGCGCAAAGCGCGAAGATCCGCTTGAGCCGGAAACGGTGCCCTTCGTGCGCTGGCCGCCGCCTTACGTCGATGGCAAGGCATGGGTGGCGCAGGAAACCAAGCGGCTGCAAAACCTCGCGGGTGGCGAGGGTCCGACCACGGACATGCGCAACAAGCTCGCCAAGGCGCGTCAGGTGGCGCCGTTGGTCGAACGGGAACTCAACAGCCTCAACGAACTGGTTCAAAAACACGGAACGGAATATTTGCCAGGTCCGGCCAAGGCGAAGATGCAATCGACCTATACAAATCTCCTGATGCAACTGAAGGAGATGTACGGGCTCGGCGCGCTGCAAGCCAAGGACATTGAGATGGTCGAAAACCTCTTGACCGATCCAACCTCGTCCGGCTGGAACCCGTTCGAGGCCGCCTATAAGGGTCTTTCGCAAGAGGGGGTCACGGCGGCGCAAGTCGAGAAGGTCAAGCAAATTGTCCGCGATGGTTTGATCGAGGCAGAAAGGAATCTCGGCGGTGATCAGACCAAGGTGCCGGAGGTATCGCGGACGACCGGCGGCAGTAACTCCTACACCTCTAAATCCGGCGTTGAGGTGAAATGGTAATGGACCTCAAGCTTGGCGACCGGGTCGTTCCCGTCAGCGATACGTTCAAACAGCTTTCTCGTGATGAACAAGAGGAAGTGATCGAGCGCATTATCGCGGACAAGGGCATCAAGCCGGCTGAACCGGAAACGACGGCGGGCGATGTTGCGAAGGGCGTTGTGAGCGGCGGCGTTACGGGGGCCGCGGCAATCCCGCTCTCGATTCCTGCGCTTGCCTATGATCTCGCGGTCGCGCCGGGTCATCTGCTCTACAAGGGCATCGACGCGGCGGCGGGGCTCGCTGGCTACGACACCGGGTTTGCCAAGCGCCACGCCGAACTCGGCGGCGGGCCAATGGGCATGTCGCAGCGCAACGCCGAGTTGGCGGCGCAAGCCGCTGATGCGCTCGTCGAGGCACCGAAAAGCGCGGGCGGCAAGATTGCGCGGGCGGTGACCGGCGCCGGCATCGAGTCGCTCGGCGGCTCGGGGATATTCAGGGTCGGCGGAAAACTCTTTACCAACCTGCCCGAGGCGCAAGCCTTCCTCGCCTCGATGGCCGAGGGGCCAAAGACGCAGGCGGCCTACAGCGCGGCGGCGGGCGGCGGCGGCGAGATTGCGGAACAACAGGGCGCGCCGCCGATCGTCGGGGCATTGCTCGGAACGGCGGCGGTGGTGGGCGCTCATGCGGCGGCCCCTGCCATCAAGACGGGCGCCCGGGTCGTCAAGGATTTGCCGGCCGATTACCTGTTGCGCGACGAGGCCGCAAAAGAGCGCGCCGTCGTCAAGCAATTGCGCAAGGGGGCCGACGATCCGAAAGCGCTCGACGAATGGGCGCGCAGCGGCGAGACAGGCGAACTTGTGCCCGGCTCCAAGCCGACGCTGTTCGAGGCGGCGGGCGAGGATTTGGGCATCGGTCGCGCCGAACGCACGGCGGCCATGAAGGGGACCGGCGGCTTCGACGTCGAGATTGAGCGGCGGCGGGCGGAGCAAAACAGAGCCCAGGTCGACGAATTGCGCCGGATTGCCGGCGAGGGCACTCCGGAAGAGGTTCTGGCCGAGTTCCGGCGCCAGCGCGATCGGATCGACGCCGAGACGGCGGGGCGGGAGCGCACGGCGCAAGCGGAAGCGGAAACGGCGACGCGCCAAGCCGTGACCACGCAAACCCCGGAGGCGGTCGGCGAGGGCATCCGGCGCCCGGTGGTGGCGCAGCAAGCGGCGGCCACGGCGCACGGCAACGAGCTTTACGCCAAGATCGGCGCGCAAGGCGTCACGGTCGGCACGGGGCGGCTTAAGGCGGCCATCGCGCAGGCGTGGAAGGACATTGCCGAAAACCCGCTTTCATCGAAAGAACGCGGGATTGCTGACCTGGTGAAGGGCTACGGGCCACGGCTCGATTTCACGCTTCTCGACGAGTTGCGCAAGAACGTGCTTGGTCGGGCAAGCGACATGAACCTGACGCCGACCGAACGCGGACGCGCCAAGCTTTTGGTGGAGGCGATCGAGGAAGCGACCGATTCCGGCCTGCAACGGGCGATCAAGGACGATCCGACCCTTTTCCAAAAGGTCGCCGATGGCATGGAAGCGGGCGGCCTGCCGGCCAAGGAAGGCGCGCCGCTCGGGATGCGCGGGCGCCGGGGTGCGGAGCGACCTAAGCCGACGATGCCGCTTTCGGAATTCATTGCCCGCCACGGCGGCCTGCCGCTCGACGCCGAGTCGACGGCCCGCGATTGGGGCAACGTGCGCGTCAAGGGCCGGCCGCTCGCCCATACCGGCGGGCGCAGCCTCGATGACTACTGGCGCGAGACGCTGATGGAAGAGGGCTATATTCCCTACGACGTCGGCCCGGGCGGCGAGCTAGGCACGGCCCGCAACATTGACGACGAGGTCCGCCGGCTGCTTGAAGACGAGTTGCACGGCGGCCGCCGGGTCGATACCGGCGGGGCCACAGGCCGCGCGCTCGATGGTCCGGAAAAGGAATTCGCCGACGCGCGGGCGCTGATTGCCGATCGCCTCAAGCGCGAGGGGATCGAGAATCCGTCACCCTCCGCCCTCGACGAGGCGGCGCGAATGCTCGTCGAGCGCGAGGAAACGCATCCGACGACGGCTTACGAACGGGCCGTGACGCAAGGCGAACCGCCGGCTGCGGCTCCCCCTCCAGGCGCCGACGTGCCTTTCGAGGGCGGCGGGGTTCCGGAGCCGCCGGTCGACGAGGCGATTACGCAACGGCAGCGCGAGGCGCGCCGGCATTGGAAGGAGAACGTCAAGCAGCCCTATGAGCTAGAACCGGTGGCCGGGGTGGTCGAGCGGGCGCCGCTGTCCGCGTCTGGCTTTGAGATGACCCCGGGCGGCGTGGCGGAAACCGCCTTTCAAGCCGGCAACAAGGGCGCCGAGGGCATTCGCGCCTTGCGCGCGGCAGGTGCCACGGACGCGGCGCTCGCGGAAGCGGCGGCGCTGTCCTTCTCCGATCCGCGGCGCGGCGTCGTCCGGGACGGCGTGATTGATCCGAACGGGTTTCGGCGCTGGCTCAACAATTACCTCCCCGCCATCCGGGAACTGCCGCCAGCGGTGCAGCGGCGGTTTTCGTCGGCCGCGTCGGCAACGACGTTGCTGGAAGAGGTCACGGAGGCGCGTGCGGCGGCGCTGAACACTTTCGACGAGCGGGCGGTTGGCAAGCTGCTCGGGGTGCCGGTCGAAAACCTCCCGAACGCGATTCGCTCTCGCCTCGAAAACCCGGCCGCGATTAACGACCTGATGACCGGGGTGGCCAACAACCCGCAAGCCCGGGCGGGGCTGCAACGGCTCGTCGCCGACCACATCACGCAGCGGTTCACGAACGCCAGCGAAATGATCTCAAAGAACGCGCTCACGAATTTCGTAAAAGATCATCGGCGGCAATTGACGGCGATTTTCGGTGAGGAAGGCGCGGAGCGGTTTCGGCGCATTGCCGCCGACATCGAGCGCTCGCGCCGACAAATGACGGTCGGCAAAGACCCGGCCGGACCGGGCACGGCGGGCGACCTGTGGAAGGGAATGGTCGGCGAAACGTCGGTCATGACAATGGTGGCGGGACTCGGCGGGGCGCCCGGGGTCGCGGCCTACGGCGTCGCCAAGCATCTGGCTGGCTATCTGCGGCTCGCCGGCATCAAGGGGCGCGACGAGCTTTACGCGCGGGCGCTGCTCGATCCGGATTTGGCGCGGCAACTGCTGACGCGGGCACCGGCGCTCAAGAACAAGAAATTCGTCAACGGGCTCGGTCGCTCGATCCTGCGCTCGTCCGTCGCCGGCATGGCTTATGGAGGCAATCAGTAGATGGCTATCTCAATCCTCTATAACCCGGTGCCGACGCGGCTGTTTGAGGCGGACGGCGACTTCGCCAGCGGCGCCAAGGCGTATTTCTACCTCGCCCGCACCACGACGCCGATGCCCGTCTATACCGACGCGCCGCTCGCCGTGCCGCACACCTGGCCGGTGATCGCTGATGCCTATGGCTTGCTGGCGCCGATCTACATCACGGCCGGCCATGAATACAAGGTGCGGATCGAGGACGCGCTCGGCAACATCCTTTACGCGGCAGACGGCATTGCCAACCCGGCGGAGCCGGACGCCGGCGGCGGTGGCGGCATTGTCGTCACGGCGGCGCAGGTTGCGCAGACCGGCGACATGATCTGGAACGCCTCGGGCGCCGATCGGCTCGGCTGGGTGCGCGCCAACGGCCGCACGATCTCCTCGGCGAGCGGCAGCGGCAATACCGCCAACGCCGATTGCGAGGCGCTGTTTGCGTACCTGTGGAACAACTTCGCCGACAACCTTTGCCCGGTGACGCCTACCGGGCGCGGGCTCAATCCCGCGGCGGACTGGTCGGCCAACAAGTCGATCGCGACGCTGGACATGCGCGGCTCGTCG